GAAATATGAAACAAACGCAGATAATTAAGAGGCCTGCAAGAGAAGAAAAGAAAAAACGTCAAAGAAATCCGTATCTTCAATTATTAACCGACGAAGAATTGGATGTTCTTGAACTGCTCGCAAAGAAAGCAATTAAAGAACGTGACCTTAGTAACTGAATCTCTATTAAATTTAGAAGAAATTCGGTATGAAAAGGCGATCAGAGCGCAAGAGTCGCTACGCTCATTCGTTCGTCAAGGTTGGCATGTCGTCGAACCCTCAAGTGATTATATTAAAAATTGGCATATCGATGCAATTTGCGAGCACCTCCAAGCCGTTTCAAATGGGCATATTCGTAACCTATTAATTAATATGCCTCCTCGATGTATGAAAAGTCTCTGCGTTAGCGTATTTTGGCCAATGTGGGAGTGGACAACGCAGCCGTGGATAAGGTGGATGTTCTCTTCATACGCTATGTCTCTTGCGATTAGAGATAATGTTAAATGTCGCCGCCTGATTGAGTCTGAATGGTATCAGAGAAATTGGGGAGATGTTTTTCAATTCTCTAAAGATCAAAATCTTAAATCTCGCTTTGAAAATAGCAAGAGTGGATATAGACTCGCCGTCTCAGTAGGATCTGCCGCGACTGGTGAAGGTGGAGATAGAATTGTCTGCGACGATCCTCATAATGTTATTGAAGCAGAAAGTGAAGCGATTAGGCAAAGTACCTTAGATTGGTGGGACCAAACTATGTCTAGCCGCTTAAACAATCCTTCTAAAAGCGCAAAAATCATCGTCATGCAGAGAGTGCACCAAGACGATCTGAGTGGGCATGTATTAGAGCAAGGCGATTATGTTCATCTCTGCCTTCCTGCCGAGTATGAGCCCACTCGAAAGTGCTTCACTTCTATCGGTTGGTCTGATCCAAGAGAAGTTGAGGGTGAGCTGCTTTGGCCCGAGCGGCTCCCCAAACCTTCTCTCGATTCTCTAAAGAAAGCATTAGGGACGATTGGGTTCGCGTCTCAGTATCAGCAAAGTCCAGTACCAATTTCTGGAGGCCAATTTAAGCAAGCATGGTTTAGATATTTCACAGAAGAGAGAGAATATTACGCGTTAGATACTGGTACAAGTATTAGACACGTCTTTAAAGAAACATGCACAACAATATTTACAGTAGACCTCGCGATTAGCACCAAAACAACAGCTGACTGGACTGTTATTTCTATTTGGGCATTGACTCCTGAAAAAGAATTAATCTTAATTGACAGAGTCAGAGAAAGATTTGATAATCCTCAGCAGCAGAAGCAAATTCAAGTCCTTTATTTCAGATACAACCCTGCATATGTGTTAATTGAGAATGTTGCGTACCAGCTTGCGTTAATTCAACAATTATTACAGCAAGGGATCCCTGCAAGAGCATATAAGCCAGTAAAAGATAAAGTTTCAAGAGCATCTACGGCTGCAGTATTTTATGAAGCTGGAAGGGTGTATCATCCAAAGGGAAGGTCATGGCTTGTAGAGTGGGAAGATGAATTGCTCATGTTTCCTATGGGGACGCATGATGATCAGGTCGATACGGTAAGTATGGCTTGTGATGTTATTGGAAGCCCTGTTGCGAGTGCAGATGAGCAGGTCGAGGCAATGCGCAGAAGGGTTGAACTTCAAGGAAGAAGGTTATATCTTGTCAATGAAATTCAACCAACAGCGCCAGCGTTTGGGATAGATCATGAAGAAGCATATTCGCATACTCAGAATGCATCATAATCTTGGAGAGCACGTTGTTAATGTCAATGAAGTGCATGCTGAGACAAGGAAAGGAATAAATGCGCAAGTCTCCTCTCTCCTCACTGGAGTGTACGGGTCGATCTGGTTTGTTTATCTACTCATACTCGCTACGGCTGGATGGATGTTATTGCAAAGTTACTTACTCAAATATCCCTTCGACCCTTACCCGTTCGCTTTTCTGTTATTCTTGGGGAACCTCATCCAACTACTGGGAGGACCAATTATCCAAGTCGGACAAAATGCAAGTATGGAACATGCCGAACTCAGAGCAGAATCAGACCATCACATCCACGAGTTGAATTTTAACCATTTAAGCGAAGTGAGCCAGAAGCTCGAGACGATACAGATCAATATATCTTCTTTACAAACATTAATGAATATACACACGGGAATTACGAGTGACGAAGAGAAATAGAAAAAAGCGAATACAGCAGAATGTTTCAAATGAGAGACAGAGAGAGCTTCAAAGAGCAGGGGCATTAAATTATGTTCCGGCAGGGTACCAACATGGAGTGTATGCGCAAACATTTTATGGTGGGACATCAGGAGTTCCAACTGGCCAAGAAGCAATATTTTCTCCAGGTCCTCCACTTCCTCAGCAACCGAATCTCAATCCAAATAATCGACCAATACAATGGCGGTTCCCTCCTGCTTATAATACGTTTCCTGTTGACAGAACAATTGCTGACCCTGAAGTCCCATCATTTCAACAGCTCAGAGAGTTAGCAAGATTATATAACGGCATCACTATCTGTGAAAGAGCATGGATGGATATGGTGCCTCGGATGCATTTAAAGATTGAGTTAAAGTCTGAGTATGTTTCTGCTGGCGCGAATGAGAAAGACTATCAGAAAGAAATTTCATATTTTTTACGTTGGTTTGAGTGCCCAGATAAACAACATGATCTTCATAGTTGGTTAAGAATTGCATTAAGAGAACAAACTCAAATTGATGAATTATATATTTATAAGCGTAAAAAGCGTGGTGGTGGGTTATACTCTTTAGAGATTGTTTCTGGCGACCAAATGAAGCCTTTGCTTAATGATTGGGGGCAAGTTCCACCTCCTCCTTCAAAGGCGTATCAACAATATCCATGGGGAATTCCTGGCGCGATGTTCAGCACAGATGAGATGTTTCATTATCAAGAGAGTCCTGCAGCGAATAGTCCTTATGGCCAATCTCGAGTCGAAAGAATTATTATGCTTGTGAACCAAGCGCTCAGGAAGCAAAAGAAAGATCTCGCCCACTTTACTGAAGGAAACATTCCACAAGGCATTATGTTGGTCCCAGACAATAGTATGTGGACGCCAGATCAAATTGACGCCTTTGAACAAGCATGGAACTCACTGTTGGCTGGAAATGAGTCGCAACAGGTTAGAATGCGATTTACTCAACCTGGAATGAAATATCAGCCTTTTGAGCAATATAAACTTGACCCAGAATTTGATAAATTTATTCTCAATATCGCTGTTTCTGTCTACGGCGTGTCAATGCAAGACATTGCCTTCACTGAAGACATTCATAAGTCAAATGGTGACTCTCAACAGAACGTGACTTATCGCCGAACAATTGACCCTCTTGCAGTTGTGTACGCTTATTTCTTAACTCAAATTATGAATTACGAGTTTCCTCCTGAGTTAAATGGACATATGTTCAAAGCAAGCTTTGGAGGCTACGACGAAGAAGAAGATATCGTTTCTCTAGCAAATGCATACTCAACGCTCACCAGTGCAGGTATTTTAGGAATTACCAACGCAGCAAAAATTCTCAAACTGCCAGATGATCCTAACGCACCGTATATTGGGAGAGTTATTGCATCAAAAGGAGGACCGATTTTTCTTGATGACATGGCGAACGAACAAATGCGTGAAGCACAACTTCAAGCGCAATTTGCAGCATATCAGGCAGCAGTCACTACTCCGACGCCAGAAACTCCAGAAGGAGGGCAGGTTCCAGCCAAAACGATTAGTTCACCGGTCTCAGTTACACCTGATACAACAAAGAACAGTCCTCAGACAAATGCAAAATCAGCAGCACCAACAAAACAGAATGCAGAGATGGATAAGACTCCGCCAGAAGAAGAAAAACGATACACAATAGGTGAGATTTTGCAATTATTAGAAGGTGTAAAAAAAGAAGGAACTGTTTCTGATGATTATCGTAGATGGCGCCAGAGAGCAATAGATGATATTAAGACGAAACAAAGAGTTGTGAGAAGTTTTACATCAACACTTATTCCAGAATATATTTATGAGCAAATTTCTGCAGCATTGGAAGAATGTACAACAGTAGAAGATGTGAAAAACGTCTTTAAAGGAGCGCAATGTGGAAAATGAGATGAAAGATATTCGCTGCAGAGAAACAAAGAGATTATTAGCAAAAATGAATGAAAATGGGATCTATTTCTTTTGTCGGCACCATAATGAGTCTCATCTCATTTCATGGCAAGAACTAAAAGAACTAGAAAATATCTCAAAAAAGAGTGAAGAAAAACGATACTTTGTCCGAGGAGAACCATGCCATTAAAAAAAGGAAAGAAAGCGGTTGGAGAAAACATCAAGAAATTGATGAAAGAAGGTCGACCGCAGAAACAAGCAATTGCAATTGCTTTATCTAAAAAGAAGTAACTGTTAAGAGCCATAGAACACCGATTCATAGGCCACCTTGAAAGTAGATACTACTTCAGTAAGGTGGCCTTTTTATGTCTATAGATCGACGTTTCTTCTCGAAAGAGGAGAGAGATAGTATGCCGGATGAGGATTTCGCAGGTCCTCACCAGTCATTTCCAATAAAATCTCAACAAGATGTCCACAATGCTGCGAAGCTTATTGGTCACGCTGAAAACCAAGAAGCAGTAAAAGCAGCAATTAAGCGCATCGCGAAGAGAAAAGGATTTAAACTTCCCGAATCTTGGGAAGATGAGGAAGACGACGGCAAGGACGGTGACAAGAAGGAAAGAAGTATGGAAATTTTGAGAGCAGCAAACGCTGATGGTTCAGATGGAGTCGAGCTTGACTCAGATGGAAACCATGGAAAAATGAAAGGCAAACACTCACATAAGCATCATGATAATCATGGAGACGATCACTCTCATGAGCATGAGCACAATGATGATGCCAATCATGATCACCATCACATGAAAGAAGCTGAGGATAAAAAGACGGAAGATAGAGCTGTCGAAGCTGCTGTTGAAACAACTCCAGAAGAAATTACTTCAGAATCACTTTCCGTCTATTTACCAATTACTCGCATCGACGCAACTGGCCGTACTGTTACGGGACAAGCGACTGTTGAGAAGCCAGACGCGTATGGAACGATTTTCGGCTATTATCCAGAAGCCTGGCTTAAGTGGCGTGGAAATATGCGAGAGCAGCACGATCCTAAAAAAGCTGTTGGTAAAGCCATCGAGGTCATTCCAGATGAAGAAGAGAGAGCGATCTATGTGACAAGCAAAGTCAGTAGAGGTGCTCAAGATACATGGCTCAAAATTGAAGATGGTGTTTTAACAGGCTATTCTGCGTCAATTATTCCTGATCCTGAATTTGGCGGAGACCCTCGAAAGTGGCCGAAAAAAGAATATAACGGGCGAGAGTATCCTTACCTTCCACGCTATACTGTTGCAGAAACAAGCTATGTTGATAATCCAGCGACTCCTGGTTGCAATATTACCGTAGTAAGGGCAGATGGGTTTGTTAGTGAAGTTATTGAAATTGAAGAAAATATTGTTGAAGGATCCACTGAAGAAGCTCCAGAACTACTTGAGAGAGCTGGTGCAAGGATAGGTTCTGAGACAAAAGCTGGGATGCATAAATCTATTGGTCACACACTCAGAGCTGCAAGCGCCCAGATGGGAAATTGTAACTGTGATGCGTGCCAAAAAGCATTAAAAATGATTGATCCTGACGGCGACGGCGATGTGGATATGGGAGGCTATGACGATCCAGATTCAGATTGGGAAAGTCTCTACCAAGGTGGTGGAAGTGAAGATGATATGGAACGCGCTGTATCTGCAATTATTGAAAGAGCAGTCCAACCTGTGTACTTACGACTGCAAAGTATCGCAGGTGCATTTGCAAGAAATAGCGCGTCAAATATAGATCGGGTCGTGATCTCGTCAATTGAGCGAGCTGTTCAATCACTTGAAGAGAAACTTGAGGCAAAAATTGCTGATCTTCCAACTCAATCAAGCTTAGACGAAGTACGTGCTGAATTGACAGCAGTAAAAGGTCAAGTTGATAAAATTGCAGACCAGCCTATGCCTGGTGGACCGGTGTTGAATGCTCCAGCAGTTGAGAAGAGAATTCCAACTGACCCACTAGTTCCTGCGCAAACACAAAAATATTCATATGGCGCTGTCTATGATGCTATCTCACAGCTAGCACGCCAAGGACAGCTTGACACACAAGATAAACAAATCGATGCAATGGCGAGTGCGCTGATTGCACAACGAAGAAGAGGATAATATGGAAGATATTAAGTCACAACTTCCTCCTGGAGCGATGAAAAGCGGTGAAGCAAAGCACGCAGCTGGAGTCATCGATGAGGGATTATATACCGAAACAGATGTTCTGAAAAATCAAGCCAGAGAAATGGCAAGAGCGCGTGGTGGAATTACATACGAGAACGGCGATGAGTTTGGTCAAAAATTTGTCGAACAAGTCCGTGCTCTTAATGTTCCAAAGCAATATGTACATCAGCGCCTCTCTGAAGAAACAATTAATATGTTGATGCAAGGTTCTCAGAGCCGTGATCAACAATATATCGGCAACAATGCTGACTGGACAGGATACTATCTTGAGCCACTCGCAAAGTTTGTTGTTCCTTACGACACCCCATTCAGAAATATGCTTCCAAGAACTCCGTCAGTTGGTATTGACGTTGAGAACTGGAGAGCAATTACAGACGTCTTTGGCGGTACTGGCCCAACAGTCGGTTCGTTCATTTTAGCTCAGCAAACTGCGCCTCAAAAAGCTTCATACACCTGGGTCAATAAGAGCAATATTTTGAGACAAATTGCGTTCTCAGATGTTGTGACTATTGAGTCTGAATTGTATGGCAGAATGTTTGAACCAGATGTTCGTGCAAAGGTTGCGTCAAAACTCGCTCCTTCTCTGATGCTTGGTCAAGAAGTCTGGTATCTCAACGGTGCACAAAACCTCTGGGCACCACCTCCAGCAAATAACGCGTCTACAGCAACGACTGGTGGAACGATTGGTACTGCAACGAACTGGATTATTGTCACGGCAGTGAATGGTAACGGTGAAACGCTTGCATTTGGTGGGGCTTCTCCAACAGCACTCTCGATTGCAACAACAGGTTCTACAAGCACAGTATCATTCAATATTATGAGAGTGCCAAACGCCACAAAGTATAACGTGTATGTTGGTACAGGATCAACTCAGCCTGCAAATAGCGCAATGTGGCTTCAATCTGCGACAACTCAATTTGGTGGAGCAAATGCTCTGAATGATCCAGGTGGTCTTGCTAGCGGATACTTTACAGTAACAGCAACAGCTGCTTGGGCAACTTCAGGAACAGCTTACTCTACAGTAGTTACAGCCGGTAATACTGCTGTTGCATTCTCTTCTGGCGGTGGTGGAACTCCAGCCAACTCTCCATTGGTCTTTGACGGTATCCAATCTTTGATTTACAACAACGCTGGTACACTCTCAACTGTTGGTGTTGGTGGAGAAACAGCTGCTGTAAAGAGAGTTGCAGATGCAGGTGGAGCATTAGCAAAATCTGATATCGATGCATGGCTTGAGGCGATGTATCTTAACTCTCGTGCAAACCCAGAATGTTTGCTTGTCAGCGTTAAAGATCATAAAGCACTGACAAACATCATTATGAACAACACGAACTTCCGTGTTAATGTCCAGCCACAAGCTTCTGCATTAAATGACATGGTTGGTGGTGGTAGAGCGACAAAATGGCTCAACCAGACAACTGGTAGATTGATGGACATCATCATGGTTCCTTATCTGATGCAAGGAACAATTATCGCTGTTTCTCTGACACTGCCGTTCCAAGTCGCTGAAATTGATAAACCACCTCTGCGCATTTCTGTCAACCGTGAAATGTGGGCGTTGGAGTACCCACCTGACCAATCACATCCAACACAATGGATGTACGGTACTTACAGTTCTGAGTCAATGGTGGCCCAATACCTTGGTGGACAAGGAATTTTGACAGGTATCGTCACATCATAAGCTAAAAAAATTCGAACCAGAGGACTTGATCCCTAGGTCTAAAAAAGCAATGTTGCAAAGACTTAGGGATTTTTTCTATTCCCTTCCAAGTACCCTAGGTGGTTCTCAGAAGACCACTCGGGATCAAGAGTAAGAAAGATGTATAGATTTACATCCTCTTCTAAAAAACTATCTAGGTGACTTATAGGAGGTGTTCATAATGGCGAATCCGAACGTGGCGCAAGGTGGAGGCGGACTAAACTTTTTGGATCAAGTTCCAACAAAAGCAACAGTCCAAGTATCAAAAGGCTTAGGAACAAGTGGAGTAGCAGTTTCAACTCCATATACGTGTTCAAATACAGAAGCTGTTAGAGGGCTTCCTGGAGTCTATAGTAATTCTCTTCCTGGTCAAGGCTCAATGGCCCCAAAAGGAAATAAGCCAGGATTTGAAAAGCTGCAGCCAAAAAGCATGTCAACAAACCCTGGACCTATGGGGACAGATTATAAACCGTAGGAGAGAAAATGTCGTACTCAACAGATGGCAGTCTGCCAAAAGATATAGCTGGCTATCCTGCTGAAGGATTATACGTTCCAAATGTTGGAACTGTTGCGGCTCAAGGATCTGCAGTTTCAACAGATGGTCTTCAACAGCCTTATGCCGCAACAGTTGTTCAAACTGTATCATCTGGTATTAGCTTAAACGATGGCTTGAAGGCATCATACTCAGCGGCGAAACAAGGGCTTGTTGCAGCAGCGTCCGCAACAGATATCTTCACGATTACTGGTTCGTCAACAAAGACAATCAGAGTCACGAGAATAGAATTGTTTGCGACAACGACAAGCGCAACACCTGCAGCACTTGATGTTCTATTACTCAAAAGATCAACTGCTAACACGGCTGGTACAAGTACAGGAAGCCCAGCAGCGATTCCACACGATAGCACTAGTGCAGCTGCTTCTGCAACCGTGTTGGCATATACTGCAAACCCAACAACCGGAACACTTGTTGGTAATATTCGCGCAGCGAAATATATGATGGCTCTTGCGACACAGACAGCGACTGATTTTCCAATGCCACAAGTCCTTGTTTGGGACTTTGGTGCAAGACCATCGCAAGGCATTGTGGTTCGAGGAACTTCTGAGGTTCTCGCTATCAACCTCAACGCGGCCACTCCTACCGCTACTGCTTCATTCAACATTTCAATTGAATGGACAGAGGAGTAAAACATTGCTGGGGAGGGGCGAAAGTCCCTCCTTTTTGGAGGAGTTATGAGAAGTCCTGGAGAGCCATTAAATTGGGCGAACCTGCCAGCAAATCAAGGAATTGGACATATTTGGTGTCCAGGCTATTACGGAATTGCAACACCAAATTATCCCAAAGGGGTTAAAACGCCTCCTTCTTTGGTGATCGTTGAACCAGCAAGGTACCAAGCAAAAGAGTATTCTCTGACTGCTGTTCCGTTTCAACAGCCAAGAACGGAGTATCGATCATGAGTGGACTTGCACCAAGTGCACAATTTCAGCAATTTGGAATTCAGCAAGCAAATCCTGTCTATGAAGTTGATAAGAATGGCAACCCTAGAGCAGCAAATACAACTTCTATAGCAGCTGGAACAACTACTGATACAGTGGTTAAATCAAGCGCTGGCACATTTTATGGGATGTTAATTACAACAAGTGCTGCAGGAACGCCAACTGTTTATGATAACGCAACAGCAGGAAGTGGCACAATCATTAGTATGGCTCCTGCGACGACGATAGGGTTCACAGCAACACCGTACATCGGTGTCAACTGTCAAAATGGCATTACTGTGAAGGGTTCAGCGTCAAATCCTGCGATTACAATCTACTGGGCGTGAGAATGAATACATACTTAAGTTGGTTTGATTGGCAGAAAACAACGACAGGTTTAGAGTATGCCAGTTTAATTGGGAACACAGGCTGGGTTGATGCAAATGCGTCTATTGGCTCAACAAGCATTACTGTGTACCCTGCAACAACTGTGCAAATCAACAAGTATGACATGATTACTGTTTTTGATGGTCAGTTTAGTGAAACGCTCACAGCGACAGCAGAAGTAAATATTGGAGCAACAACAATTCCAACAACTGCGACAGTATATGCTCATGCTGTAGGAACTCCTTATTGTACTGATGGAGTCAGTGGAAGTTTAGCAGATCAAATCATTAAAGCAAGTACGTATTTAGAGACGATTTGCAGACAGACGTTGTTTTTAACAACATACGCTGATGAGAAATTAGCTATGCCAACAATGAGAGGAAGTATTGATAATCATTACGCCCTTCATTTTCGGCCTCGGCACTGGCCTGTTCAAACTATCACAGCATTATCAATCGATCAAGTGCCTAATTTCTCAATTAGCTATGACCCGACACAAATCATTATTGACTCAGATAAGCAAATTTGTATGATGCCTAACATGCAGCCGCTGCCAAATATTGGTTCTGGTCAGCCACCGTACCCAATCTGGAATGTTCAAAGCAGATATGCTGAAGCACAATTAACAATTACATATCAAGCAGGGTTTGCAGTGATCCCACCCGACGTTTTAGAAGCAGCAGTATTATTGACAAGTGATACGCTTGCGAAGAGACTCAATCCTTATGGTGCTCCTGAAGTCAAAAGTGGTCAGAGGCAAATTGTCGCGAACATCAAAAGTGAAGTCAGTGGCCAATCACTGCTGTATAAACGAGCAAAAATGATTTTAGACAATTACACGATGCAGAGTTTTTAATGTCAGAAGATATTCGAGTCAACATTACTCGCGCAGGAGTTACTCCTCCTATCGCGAAAAATATTCTTTTTCAAGTTGATAAGCTAAGCTTACAAGAAGCTTCAACGTTTCAAGGAGCTGACCCTTATTTTACATACCGAGCGCTGACTATTGATCTTCCTATGAATAACCCGCTTTTAGTCCAGTATAGAGATTATTTGATTGATCAGCAGTATATTGACCCAATTACAAATTTGCCAAGACAATTTCTTATCGTGTCAGACCCTGCAATGCATATTTTAAACGGACACTGGGAGTTTATTTGTACGAGAGTGTGGGGCACATAATGGGCGAATTTGTTCATGTTGAGTACGATCTACACTCGCTGCAAGAAATTAGAAATCTAGCACACTTTTCACAATTTCTTAATCCTTTAATGGAAATGAAGATGGTGAAAATTGGGGATATCGTCATCCAAGCTGCTGTTGCAAATACATGGGCAGTATTTCAACAGCCTACAGGACACTTAGCTGGAACAATTGTTGCAATTCCAAACGGACCGTTAGAAATAGACATTGGTTCAAATGAAGGATACGCAAGAAGATTAGAAGAAGGTTTTCATGGCGTTGACTCTCTTGGAAGAGCGTACAGCAATGAACCAGAGCCGTACTTAATGCCAGCACTTGAAGATAACGCAGATGAAATTATTCAAGAAATGCAAGACGCTGTTGCTGAAGCATGGATGGCGATGGGAGTATAAATGGCGAATACACCAAATACGCCTGCGATTATGCAAGCAATACAAGGATATATGCAATCAATCACGTGGGGAAGTGGTAGCCAATTTTCTCTTGTTCAAATTGAAGAAATTAAAGATATTACAAATCGAGTTGCAAACGGTGGTGTCTGTTTAGAGATTTATGGAGCAGCAGATGATTCTCAACACTTTACATTTGGAGGAAAAGTCAAAGATGTGCAATCGTTTATGCTTCTCGCGCTGACAAGCAAAGATAAATTAGAGTATGCACAGCAGATTTACCCAGTTAGAGACGCTATGGTTTATCCTTTCCAACTTCATGCAACACTTGGCAATGCTGGAACTGTTTTTCATTCTCAAATTAAACCAGGCACAGGAATTTATTTAGACATTAAGCGAAACCAGCAGTGGTTGAGAGGGTATAGGGTCCAGTTAATGACAATCCAAGAATGGAATGTTCCAACACCACCAGGAGTTATTTCATGAGCGCACCGCTTGGAAACACAAATGCTAAAGGGCATCATAAGACATATAACGAAATGCATAGAAAGCATGGAAATAGAAGTACTCATGCTCAAACAAAAGCAAAAGAAGAGTTAAGAGACCCTAAGTATGAAGCTCGCTTAAAGAGCAAGAAAAGGATTGAACCATGAAGAGAACATATGTCTTTTCGCAGCTAGGAACCATTCCAGGAATTCCTGGCGAGTTTCATGCTGGCGAAATCGTTACTATCGATGAAGAAACAAGAGAGATCATCGAGAGAAAATCAACAGCGTTAGAGCTAGAAAAGCCAAAGCCAAAGAAAGAAACAAAGGAGTCGTAGCATGCCTATTTCTGCAACAGCGGCAAAAGGTAGTATAAATATCATGCTAGAGGGCACCTCTGGTGAGCAAGTACTGTTAGCGCCAACTGCGGTTATCACAACGATTACAGGCATTGCTGCTCCTACTGGCTCTACTGGCATGAGACTACATATCAAACTAACAAACTGGCTAACAAGTGGAACACTGACAATTACAGGAACAGGAAGTCCTTCAAATACTGAAACTGTAAATGTCGCTGCACCATCTATTCAACAAACCCAGTCAGCCCAAATGGCTTCTTTTGAATATGTCAGCACAAATGCGTACACCACGATTACGAATATTACGACAACTGGTTTGTCGAATGGAATTATCAGTGTTGGAGGAGTTCAGGCTGGCAAATTTCAACTTCCTGCAACAATGAAAAGCCAGTCAAAGCCAAAAGTCTACTCTCCTAATGAGCATAATACGCTGATAGAGAGAGATAAGAAAGTTTTACAGACCGTTAATGAAACGACCATTGACGAGTTAAAACAAGACATTTACGCCGACCTCTCTTTATGGTGGGCATATATGATGATGGGAAGCCCGACAATTGTCTCGATTCCTGCGTCTCCAACTTCATTAAAAACAACGACAGCAGTCGCAAGTGGACCACTTTCTTTGACAACGCAACCAACATCTCCAGGAATGGTCCTTATCTTCACTGTTACTGCAACAGCGGTTGCTGGAACAATAGGAGTTTCAGGGACAAACCAATACGGGCAAGCTGTGACAGAAACTATAACAGCTACTCCTGGTGCTGGCACATATTATTCTTCAAATGTCTATTCAACAGTGAGTGCAAGTGGAATTACATTTACCGGTCTCACTGCTGGATCATGCGCAGTCACAGGCGTGTATGGATGGTCATTAACATTCTTATCAAGCGCTAATAAGTATACTGCAGCAATAGAATGGTATGACGGAGTTGGAAGCTGGACGCATCCATTTTCATTCCTTACTGATGGTGATTTCGACGTCAAAGTTGACTCTGAAGCAACACTTTCAGCAAAAGGAGTGGCGCAAAATAAACTCGCAATTGGAGATAGAACAACAACTCCTTTGAGTGGGACGAGCAGAATTACTTCTATCGGGACTAATCTTGCAGATATGCCTATGGTTGGTTGGCAGACGAAAGTCTTTATGGACGCAATTACAGGAACTCCTTTAACGACAACGTATGGAGACATGCAAGAATTAAAGGTGACATTTAAAATTCCTGATGAGCACCACTATACATTTACAAACAATCCTGTCTTTAACAGAGCGTATGCTGCAAAAAGAGAGTGTACTGTTGAGTCAACGATTAACTTTATCGACATGCTGCAATATGAGCAATTTAGACAAAACTTAAAGCAGTATCTCGCATTTCAATTCTTAGGTCAGTACATTGGTACAGATAGTGCAACACCTTACTATAAAAGTTGGACATGGACACTTCCAATGCGCAGTGATGGTGTTTTTGAAGTCACTTCTGATCCAGCAAAAGCTATTGTTACAGCAAAAGCAAATTGGCGTGCTGAGTACGATAGTGGAATTGGTGGATCTTACAAGCTCGTTGTTGTTACTCAAATGCCTCCAACTTACCCGTCATAGAGAGGTCCGTGAGGTCACTCAACGAGAAAAGATATAGAGAATTATATTCAAGGAGCAAGAAACACGTGGATGAATTTTTAGTAGAGCAGAGATTCACATACCATCCACCAAAAGAGTCTCATGCGGAGCGGTATGCTGAAATCAGGAATTACGCAAAAACATTTGCGCTTCTCTTATCGAAAGCGTGTCCTGACTCAAAAGAATTATCTCATGCTTTGAACAAATTAGACGAAACAGTTATGTGGGCGAACGCCGCTATCGCTAGAAATGGATAAATACAATGGGCGCATTTGATGTTGTCAATAATATTACAATCCCTGATCCGTCTGATCCTACTGCAGCTACAGCATTTAGAAAAAAGTGGAAATGGGAAGAGCACGAAACAGTCCTAATTAAAGGAAGTGTGAGTGTTGCTGATCAAGAATATGTGACAAATAAATACGGCAACGCTGGCAAGCGTGGAGAAGTCGAATATCGAATGGGCAATGGTAGATTCGCACTGCTTGATCGAATGATTGTTGATTGGACACTGCTGATTAACGGGATGAAAGCGCCGATTAATATTCAAACAATCAGAATGCTGCCAGCAAATTACTCTGCGCCAATTCTTGAAGAAATTGACAAGCTAATGCTTGCAATGACTGACGATGAGCAAGAAAGTTTTTTAGTCAATGCCAACGGGCATATCGTGGACGCCTCAAACGGGACGAATCTTTCCCTGACGAAATAATTGAGGCTGAGTTGTTTCCTCTTTTTGGAGGATACGACGGATATATGTCCGCTCCAGCAGTAAAAGTGCTTAGACACAAGCTTCGGCTTATCGCAAAGTGGAATGCAGAGCAAGAAGCTCGTGAAGAATATGAAGATCAAGTAAAACATGGCAGCAGGTGATCTTGCACTCAACTTAATATTGAAAGCAACGGACCAAACTGGTGGAGTCATCGGAGACGTTGGTAGAGAATTAAATGGAGTTAGCGGTCCGCTTCAAGCCGTTGCTGGTCTAGCAGTTGCTGCTGGCGCAGGAATGGCTGGGCTTGCTGTCGTGTCGATCAAAGCTGCTGGAGACCTAGAACGTAGCGTAACACAATTAGTCACAACTGCGAACGAAGATGCGAAGAATGTTGGTTTAGTGACTGAAGGCATTAAAAAGATGGCGGTTGAAACAGCAACTTCAACTGACCAACTTGCAAAAGGCATGTACGTCATCGAATCAGCAGGCTACCATGGAGCAGAAGGCCTTCGTGTTCTCCAAGCTGCTGCTGAGGGAGCAAAAACTGAAAACGCTGATTTAGCAGTTGTGACTAAGACGCTTTCAGCAGTCATGAATGACTATAAAATGAGTGGGAGTCAAGCTACTTCTGCAATGGACGGCTTGATTAAAGCTGTTTCGCTAGGCAATACGAAC